ATACTGAGTGTTAATTTACCTGATGAATGAAGTGCTGAAAATCCTGATTGTGTAGCGTTATCTGCTGCAGCTCTAGCAGTCTTCTCTACTGCGATTCTAGTCTTGCGATTAGATTTCATACCTGTAACAATGACTCTCTTTTGTTTCTTGGTTAAGGTTGCATCTTTATTGATACTAGCAATAGCGTTGGTATAGTCTTGCTCTGTATATCCGTTTAATAAATCTGAAGGGTCTAAGTTACGACCTTTTTGTCCGTAAGCATTAGTGACCGCTATATTCTCTACCAAGGAAGATTGAGCATTCTTCATGATGCCCTTCCACTCTGTGGCATCTCTATGTGGAGCGCCAGCTAGGCTCATGGCAGTTAGAGCTTCAAATGCAGATTGTTTATTCTCTACTAAAGGATCAGTAGAAATTGTAACCATGTGAGCTTGAATATTGTTGTTGTCTTTAGCCTTTAGTTTGGCATAGCGCTGTTTCATTCCCCATTGGTCAGCCGTATTGAATGCCTCACCAGCCTTATTCTGGAAGTACACACCAAATGCAGATACAGCTTTAGGGTCATAACCCTTATCTTCCACCTGATCTTTCCAGAATAGATCGTGGTTCTGGTTAGAAATGTTTGTAAAGTGATTAGGGTCAAAGTCTACAGTAGGAATGCCGTTTTCATCTAACTGAGAACCACCTTCTCTAATACTTTTATTCCAACCCCTAGATTGCTTTAAGTACGCAACCTGCATATCGTCAACTTGCTGACGAACTTCTGATTCTGTTACTTCATCATTGAAGAATTTCTTTACATCGTCTGCTGTATTAATAATAGTATTGCCTAACGAAGCTAATTGCCTTCCAGCTTGTCCTGCCTGATTAACCCAAGATATACTTCCACCTGAAGTGCCTCTATATCCTATCTGTGTACCTTTTCTAGCTCTAATAGTAATTGCCATGTGTTATCCCATTATGGAAGCTGCTTTACCTATACCAGCAAGTAAAGAGCCTGTAGCTTGTGATTGTGCAGCAGAGAATTTATCTGCTCCAGACTGCCAGAACTTCCATGCGTTCTTTGCACCGTTTCTGTATATCTGAGCTTTGTCTTCTTGTAAGTTGTTCAATGTGTTCATAGCTACTAACATTGGAGAGCCTTCTCCTACTGCTACACCAGATGCACCAGCTTGTGCAAACTGCATGTGTAATGCCTCTAGCATTTGACGCTGTAGAATCTTAGCTTCGTAATGCGACCTTTCTAACTCTTGATGATACTCAACTTGTCCTGCAGCGTAAGAAGCTTTTCCAGCTTGCATTGCACCTTGTGCGCCTACAATTCCACCAACTATTGCTGTTGCTCCTCCACCGTATTTTGCGCCAGATATAGCCATAATTAATCACTCACCGTTAATGTTCCATGAATACCTAGTACCGTTAATGGCAAAGGCTGTTCTTGTTTGATTTCAATAATACCATCTCTATCCCAGCCAAGATTGGTAACTCGTTTATCACCTGTAAATAATCCAATACCTGAACTCATAGGAGTTGATGATGTTCTAAACGGAACTTGATCTCCGTTGATTTTTACACCTGTAGTATTAAGCAATCTTACTTGTACTTCGTTCCAACGTTTCTTTCTACCTTGAGCCTTTCCAGCTTGTGAACCTGACTCAACACGCATAGTTTTTAAGGTTGATGTATAGCTTAATCCTACTTCAATAGGAACATTAGTCCAACCTACTGGTACAGATATAGCTATTGATCCGCTTGAGACTACCGCATCTGGGAATACAGCGTCATTTATGACAATCTTAACCGTTTGTCCTTCTAGGTGAGAAAGTCCTCCTACGGACGTTGTAGAGGTTGATACAGTTCCTGCAATTCCAGAGTCTACATTTAGATTTGGGTCTATGTATTCAATGTGTCTTACTGTTGAACCGTTTACAGTTCTCTTTACAGAAACCCATAACTGGTCTTGTGTAAGATTTGTAATCACAGCCACACTTTCAACTTCAACATTATCTCCACCTACAACATGCTCTGCCCAAGCAACAACATCCTCTGGACGTTCATAAGTCATACTCAATAGTTTTCCATCAGAAGTACAACACCAAACAATAGAGTCAGGCTCTTGTTGATAGTCCATATCTTTCAGATAACCAGAAGTAATATGTTCTGATAATAATGTCATGTCTGGAGCAATGTAACCATCACTTTGATATTGATAAGAGAACTCACGAATCTTTCGTCTAGCTCTCTGTGCGAATAGAATAGCGTTACCGATTTGTACTGGAGGGATAGTCCAACTACCGTATGTAGTCTGTTGGGTAACCATAACATTAGATGGTGTCAAAGGTTCACCTTGTGGGCGACCTACTTTAAATTCACCACCACCTGTACCAACGATTAAATCTCTACTTGGTTGTAACCATCTGATTACATTCACCTTGTTAGTAGCAATAGCATACTCTAGTGCATCATCTGCATTAGTACCTGTACGAATATCTTCATATCCTGCTGTCTTAGAACCCCATATAGTTTGAGGTTGTGCAGATGTACCAGCAAAGAATAGCCTTTGTTCGTAGAATGATACTGTTCTTGGGTAGCCATTAGAACTTGACCACGGGGAGGTTGCATTCCACTGGAAGGTTGGCGTTGTTAAAGTCCACGATGTATGACCAGTACGGCTTAACTTTCTTGGTGCATGATTACTATGACAGATATACATAACATCTGCAGACTGTGCAAAGTGTAACTCTGTTAATTCAGCCTCTGTATAAGGTGTTGAAATCTCATACGCTGAACCACCAGATTGAATCTGCCCGTTGTCTTTATAGAATCTGATATAAGTTTCACCAAACTCTAGTACATACGACTGAGTAACGTTGAACTCGAAAGGAATAATCCTTACTTCCTTGGTTGAGTCTTTTACTTCAGACACAAAGTACGTTCCACCCCTTCGTGTTGCACCGCCATGTGGGTAAACAATCATGTTGGTCAGTTTAGAACAACCGTTAAAATATTTCTTAAAGTCTATTTGACCTTCAAGACGTGGACTTAACTCACCTGCTGTGAAGTTTGACTGGAATGGATGTACTCTAGCCATTATCTTCTAAAGCTAGTGAATGTATCTGCTACTATACCGTCTACGAATCCTTCTAAACCATCAATACTCCTAGCTTCTTTAAGCTTCTCATCATGAATATCCCACATCTGTTTAGAGAGTGAGTTACTACCTGTAATAGAGTATGCTAATTCAGCCGTCAATCTAGCTGTAAGAACCTCTGTAAACATCGGATCATATTGTGCAGTATCTTTAATCTGACCAATATACAAAATCTTAGCTGCATCTTCATTACAAAGAAGCTTTCTACCTTCTACTTTAAAGTCCATGTCATCATATTCCATCTTTAAGACTCTTAAACAATAAGGGTCTGTAGGAAGTGAGAACTCAGCTGCATAATCAAATGCAGGGACTGATGTTAATTTTGCTAACGTTGCTCTTGTAATAGCAAAGTTCCAAGGATGTGAACGCAGCACAGTGTCCCTGGTTGGGGTATAAAACGCGTTACAGAGCCTTGCTCGCTCTGTATCGTCGGATAGGGAAGTGATTGGATCGTCACCAAGTTTGCGTAATGCGTTTGAACAAATGGAAACCTCTGTTGCCATATCTCTTCTCCTGAATTTGGTGGGGACAACCGTTTATAGGAAGCCCCCCTTTTTAACTATTAACTACTAAGCTTCCTTAGCGCCAATTTCTACAACTTTCTCATCTTCAACACGAGTGGCACCAATAACCATTGATAAGAACACTTGTGTTGCGTAGTTTTTGTCATCACGCTCAGAGATACGAGTTGTGATGTCAGCACCTACCGCTAGACCTAATGCAGATTCAGTGTATGCAAGGCAAGAACGTGTAGTTGATACTTTTGCAAGACGCTCAGAACGAATGAACTTAAAACCTAAGAACGTATCGATATTACCTGATGCTAAAGCACGAACTGTATTGTAGTCAGATGAAGTCACCTGAGTAGTATTCAATAAGTCTGTAACCTGTTTAGCAGTACATACAACATAACGCGCCTCATCAGGATCAACATCAGATGAATCAATAATTTCCTTAGCAGAAAGTAACTTGTCTAAAGTCAAGCCAGTAGTACCAACAGCAATCTTCTGTGCAGCAGGAAGAGCGATTGAAGTTGCACCAGCAACACCACCGAAGGCATTACCAGAAGCAGCAGCAATTAGCGCGTCGTCCATAGCACGACCCATTGCATTAGCACCAGCCATAGCGTACTCAGATTGAGGAGTGATAAGCATTTTAACTTTATCTTCCGGGTCAATCAAGTCTGCCCAATCGTAGTCCACTAACGAAACTTTACGTCTTGAGTGTGGAGTGTCGATTTGTGGAGTGTCAGAGTGACGAGTTGTACGAATTACTGCAGCAGTTGCACCGATTCTTTCAAAGTAGTGACTCTTACCAGTTACTGGTGTGTAACGAGCTGTGTCACGTAAGCGCGAACCTTTCTGTTGCGCTAGGTGTAATACGTTGGCTTTATACTGTTCAACGAATGCAGTTGTAATTTGAGTAGACATAATGTCCTCCTTCTATTATTAACTTATGTTCCAGTGGGCATTATCCTTACGGGTGTCCTATCTATTACGCTGATTCGACGAGTCTAAGTAACCACCTTTTGTCTTGCTGTTGTCCTTGCGGGCAGCTATGACGTAAGCGTGAGTTACCACGCTTGTCGCTATCATATCATAAAATATTATTCTGCATAGCCTTTTGCATATAGCTGCTCCATCTCTCCTAGAGCTTCCATGTGTTTAGGGTTCTTGTTATCCCAGTAGGCATGTGTTCTGTCTGCTTGGATTTGACCGATTCTTTGACGTGCATCTATAGGACTCATTACTAGAGAGTTGTTAGCAGTTCCTATTGCTGAATCCTCTGTAATACCTTTACCAGCATTGGCAA